TTTTAATCTCTTCAATATCCTTCACCAACTTTTCCATGTATGGATTTCGTTTAAATATCTCAGTTTGCTCCCGTTCGAATAGTTTCAATTTGTCATCGACATAGCCAATTATGTAGATTATCAGTATGGCCATAAAAGCAAACATCACTTTAATATAAATCGACATTTCACCGGTAAAGATCGTAACAAGTAAGGCGGTTATGACAGAGTTAAGTATCGAATACCACATCCGGCCCCGGTCAAATCTGATTTTGTGTTTACGGTAGTGGAATTTCATTTAATAGCATTTTAATTATTTCGCTTGGATTAGGATCTGATTTACTCCAATAGTACGGAATATTATTTATTTTGCATTCCATAACCATGCGAGGGTTTCCGTCATGCCTGTTTGGTCTTACCATGAAGTCAACGAAAGGATAAATTTTACTCATATCATTAATGCCATTGACCTCTATTAAATGAATATAATCATCTTCAAAAATTTCCATTACCAGCATCATAACATCATGTCCATAAACCCAATCCTGAAACCTTTGATTTGATCCAAGCCCGCGATAGTACAGTATATTAAATACTTTATGAGGTATCTTTTTAACCGGCTTGGTGTAAATCGGTGGATTGGCCTGGACCTTGATGGGCTTTTTGAATTTAAGCGGTTCCAGTTCAGCCCTGAGATGTTCACTAACTACATAATGCCCTTCGATAAAATAATCAGCAATCCGGGCAAATATTCGAAGGCAAAACATGTAAATGTACTTCGATTTCTTTGAGTGCTTTGGGTAACGGGTGCAAAATAGTACGTCTGATCCTGTTCACATTAGTTTCATAATGATTTGTTTTTAGTTTCTCTATACACTACTTCTTTGCTGACCAATCTAGCCCCGTCAATGGATTCGATCTGGTTAATTGCAGACGCTAAAGTATCATTCTCTTTTTTGTAATTAGTCCACATGCCAAATAAAACATCAATTAATCTAGTGGCTGATTGGACTTCATACTGAGTCGTTCCGTCACGGTTTGTCTTCCTTACTACTCTGTAATACTTTTCTTTGTGAAAGTTTTTCATTGTATTCTATTTTTAATATTAATACTCGTATCCATCGTCAAAAACATGGAATATTAAATTTCCACCGCTCAGTTGGTATGAGCCAATATACGTTCCAGTAGCTTGTGGATGTATCGGGTTGCCGGTTCCGATTACTATAATCTTCCTGAATGCCTTTTGCTTGTCAGTGTCTACAATGGCCCACATTTTAGGCTCTTCAAACTGTGTATTTACTGCCAATATTTGTGCGCCAAAAGGCATTTCAACTCTATTAACATCCGTTGTTTTTAGGTCAAATTTCCAAATTTTTTTCATAATATCCGATATGTTAAGTCAATATTTAATTCTTTCCAGTTGTATTTTTTACGATATGTTTTCAATAATTCAGCTTTTCTTTTATCCAATAGTTTTTTATTTTCAATCATCTCACTCACCTTAATTGCCTCTTTCGCTCCTCCGTTGCCGTTGCATACGCGGATTACCTGTATTTCTATCATCTTATCAACTGAATATGTTTATCAAATGTCTCATTGAAGTTTACATCGAGTTTCTTAATCATTGACTTAACTTGAATGATCTCGCATACTATTGAGTTTTGCTGATCCTTTTCCCATTCCGGGCATTGGTGTTTGATAGCCTCAATATGATTTAGGTATCTGTTTAGGGCCGTTCGCATTATGATACGGCGTTCCTGGGTATCTTTTAGTCCGGTTAGTGCCATTAAATCGGTCCTTCATTAAGTGATTGCCAATTCACACCATCCGATGTAATCTCATGGTCATTGCCCCATAACTTACGATTCCCGCCGATTCCTGCATACAGGTTTAGTATTTTCATATCAAAAAGGTAAATCATCTGCCTCATCAATCGTGCCCGATTCTTTCTTCTGTGGTTCACTCGCTTTCAAATTACCCAGGATAGCACCTTTAACGCCTTCTTTCCGTTCCTCTGCTGTGGTTGATTGTACAACCATGTGAGATTGACCATACTCGTTTGATTTCGATTCAAGCGCGAAGGCATCAAGGTAGATTGCCCCGGTCTTATCCGATTTGAATAATTTTGCTTTGTCGATCTTTGTTAAGTCTAATTTGATTTCGTAATTCATTTTATTTAATTTTATTGTTTATTTAATTTAATCAATTTTCCATCTTTTGTTTTTATAAACTCTTCGCCATGTTCACAAACCATTGCATTACCTAAATTAACGCCGGGTGTTTTTACTTTCTTTTTATCTCTAGTATCAGCATATTCAATCATAGCACTGACCATCACTTCCTTTATTTCATCAACCTTCAACCCGATCATGTACCTTTCTGCTATGACTTTGGCGGCTGTTATTACATCTTTCATAATTATTTAATTTAATATTCGTTTATCTCAGTAAAAATAGTTATTATAATAATACTTTGCTTGTTAAACATTGTTAAACTCTCTCATCATCTTAACCCGGTCTGAATCCATGATCTTATAATACAGCTCTAGGAATTGATCAAGCGTTCGAACGATGAAGTATTGACCACCTCCGCGCTTGACATCTTCCTCAAATGCCTTTTGATTATCCTTTTGCTTGTCCGATTTGCTGAACTTAACTTCAAATTGAAAATCTAATCCGTGGATCGTTGCCCGAATATCCGCGGCCCCTTTCGTTGATGTTCCAGGTGTCCATGTTCCAGTTCCAATTACCCGAGTCCGGCCAACAACATCCTTGAATGATTTCTTATCATCTCTATAAACTCCTGTGGTGGTTATCTTCTGGGCGTGGAATCCAGATAGTTTAATAAATTCAATCAGTAGTGCTTCCATCTGAGCTGCAGACTTAGGTAGTTTGACTTCAATTACTGCATCGAAATAGCCTGTTTTCATCGCGGCCGGATAACGTTTCGATTTATCGGTTAACCTGAGTTGCTTTAATTCGGTGGCGAAGTTCATTGGATTAGTTGTTTATCTGCGGTGCCTAAGATCAAAAGTAATTTCTTTCAATCTATCATTGACTTTTTCTTGAAATTTAGTAAGGTACTTAAACCTCTTGGTTGATTGCACCGTTTTAGTTCTATCTTCGTAAATATATCGTGCAATATCTACAAGTTCTCGAACCGTGAAACTGAATCCGCTATCGGATAAAACAGGTGTTGCTACTTTCTTTTTAAATCCACACATATCTATATTTTTTAGCGTTGTTTAAACCTTTTAACTGCGTTATCTCTTTTAATCTCTTGAATCCAATTTAAAACCTGAACTATTTCTATTTGCTCATATCCTTTTCCACGTATCTTTATTAACCTTCTTTCTAATTCTTTCATACCATTATCTGTTTTAACTGTGTTGAATTATACTTTGTTTCCTGAATTACTCCATTCACTTTTATAGTGTGCTGTACCTGATCTATGCCTTTACCGGTTGATTTAGTGGCAATAATTTCTATTTTGTTGCCTTTGGTGGTTGTGAAAGTTTGTTTTAGCATAATTAAATGTTTCTAAATATTTTTAATGGCCTTCCGTATGTCGCCGCCCCAGGTATGTCCATTGGGGTGTATCTAATCATCTTGGATATTTCATATGTGTAGCAGTTCTTTAAAATATTACGAATTATGATAGTTGTTATTTTATTGTTCTTTAAGAAAAAGTGTTTTTTAATGTCAGTTGGCGTTACCATAACATAATCTGAATTTGTTTGTAATAAATACAAATCAATAACACCCATAATTTCATCCTTAAACGGATAGTTCTTAGTTCCCTTTTTTACATCATTAATCTTGCTGTTCGCTCTATTTACATAGCTTATTAAATAATCTTTTTGTACATTTGATAACGCTGTAAATTTATTTATAAACCTTAAATCTTTATCGCGTTTGTTGATTTCAGAATTTATTTCCAATTCTCCAATATTAAAAAACTCACCATTCATTCGTACTGTTGTATATTTTTTATGCAATTCATTTTCTAACATTGCTGGGCTATCAGTTTCTATTACTCCACAAACTTTCGCGCCTGTCGGTGAGTATGTTTTGAATGAATTAAATCTATCATCAACAGATTCACTGTTATTAGTCATCCCAATCTTAATTCCATCAATTCCATTGTGCTTAAAAAAATATACAAATCCCATAATTTCAATGTGTTAGTGAATATCCAACAAAGATAAGTAAATTTATATTAATTAACAAATTTTTATTAAGTTAGTTATTGTAAAGTTTTGTTCCAATTTTGTTACCTGCTAACTACTTAACTATTACTATATTATATATAATATTATAATAAAGTAACAAAGTAACAGTGCTTTTCGTATTCTTACGGGATCTGCCGCAATGTTTACAATCACCCATTTTGTTACCTTTTTGTTAAAACGGTATTTCATTAGCTTTTTGGATTAAATTTTCACTGTTAAAAAAGTCATTGCTTTCAAATTTAAACGGCCTACCTCGTTGGAAATCAACCCCATTGAATGGGCTATAATACAAAACCTTCTCTGATGGTTCCCGCTCAAACTCCAACTTTATTACCCTTCGTATGTAGTTACGATCAATATTATTATTGTTACAAAAAAACTTATCCTTGATGTCTCCGGGTGTACAAAGGCACTCTTTTTGCTCAGAATTAAGAAAATAATGCGTAAACAATTCGATCAATTCTTTGTACAATCCCGATCTACTTTCCTTCTTTGCCGCCTCAAGATACTCGTTTTTTATCTGATCCGGCGTCAGCACCATACGTGATAGCGAAAAATCAGGATCGTTCATTGTTTTGAGATAGTCAACGAATGCTGGGATCTCTGAAATCATATCATTAAGTATGTTATGGTTTACTACCTTGGGTGTCCCTAATCGCCTGATCCAAAATCTGATTTCCTTATCATCAATCTTCATAAATTTATCTTCGTTGTTCGATGCCATGATGATTTTGCCGAAAAATGGAAGTTTGAACTGTGCCACTTGTTTGATGTTAACTGATATGAATTTCTTTGTTGCCAGTGATTTGATTTTTTCAACTGCTATCTGCTTATCAAGTATTGTTTCATCGATAGCAATTATGTTTGAAGTGGCAAATTCACCGTTAAAAGTACTACCGATAACATCCGGTTCAATCATAACCATGTTTGCACCGAAGATCATATTCAACCAATCAAGAAACGTACTCTTACCTGTCGCGCGTTCAGATGACACCAACACAAGTATAGGTAGGGCTTTCTTTGGATAGGAATACATTACCTTTAAATAGGTCATACCTGATTTAAACTGTGATCCAAATACCTGCTTTAATAGTACCAACGTCCACGGCCATTTTCCCGCACTTGGAGTATGTGGAAAATCATTGTACATATTGTAATTGTTTGCAATTACCCGGCTGTTACCGTTGTTGTTTGGATCAATTACGAAATCATCAAACTGCTGAATCGTGTACATGTATTTTTTATCATGATCGAAAAGCAACGTTTCTTTATTCCATTTTTTTAACTCCGTTCTGACTATCCCAAACCTATCCGGCTTATTAATAATCTTGAAATACTCGGTCCCAACACGAATATAATCTTGTGAATATTTACCTCTAGATTTACCCTTAATTTCTTGAATATCCATTTTTAAAAGTTTTTTCGGCTGATGCTAATATTACTTTTGTTTGTTGATTAATTTCATAGAATAATGTCAGGTCTGGACCCATAAAGTTTTTCATTGTAGATGAGTCTTCTTTGAGCTGCTCAATGATAGTCATCAACTCAATATTATCTAATTCCATTTGGCAAATGTATTTTTCAATGAAGTTATAGAATGCAATTATCCGTTTTATTTCCGGCTCGTTGTTCTTATCTTGGTATAATAGATTTGAAAGTGAACGTTTCAATTCTTTGGTATGACTTTCAAAGGAAAGTACTAATTCATTTAGATAGTTGTATTTATCCATAGTTGTAGGATTAACCCCAATAAAAAAGCACCAACCGTCAGTCGCCAGACCCGGGAGGTGCTATTAAATTGGATGTAATTTTTTTTATTCATGGCGACTGATTGAATTACAAAGATAACAATTTATTTGGTTATTTCACATACTTCTTTAAGTAATTTAAACATCATGCAAGTACCGTCATCCTTAACTAATGTATCAAGTATTTGTGTGGCCACCTCGTTATTTGCTGCATCATAATTGTACAAGTTTTGCACTAACGCGATTGGGCACGGCTCATCGAATAACTTACATTTACTGCATTGGTCATCAAAGGCCGCGCTATCTCCACTGTTGCTAAAATATGCCATAGTTTTATTTATTTGGTTATTGCAAAGATTAAATTAATTTGCATGGCTTTGTTTCTTTCTTTGATATGAACAGTTTTCTCAAAGGTACTTTGCGCCTATAATAACTCCACGCTTTGAAGATCAATGCAGGGTAGTGCCATAACGGAACTTTCTCATCTGAACTATTTTTTATTGACATCAGTTTTTCCCGGAGTGCATAAATAGGATCATCGGAATTGAGATTTTCACCGGTTGAAAGTTTACTGTAAAAGTGTTCGGCTTGATCTAAATTTATTTTCCGCAAATGCCAAAAAGCAAATGCCATAACGCTCAATCCTAGTATCTTTTTTGATTTTGTTCTGTACTTTAAACAGAAAGAAACAGTCTCATCTATTTCAGTTTTGTTTTCCTGATAGTACTCAACAATCATAGCATTGTTAACGGTTCGTCTACTTGTAGCTGATTTATAAACGTCTTGAGTTACTTGACCAGTACAGCGACTCCACGAAGTCATATTCGCACCTAATGTAGTTTTAATAATCTTAACAATAAGTGTGCTAGTTAAACTAGCTGTATCATGAGTTAAGCCCTCAATAGTTAGTACGTCTATCCCCTTACGGCCTTTCCCGGTATCAATTGATTTAAATACATCATTATTTATTCCTGTAATTACAAGTAAGTCCTGTGAAATGTTGGCTATGATTATAGCATTTAATCTGGTCTGACCGTCTAATAGTGTGCCATCATCTGCAAAAATAATAGGTACACCGTTAAACTGCCAGTAACCTTCAATCATATCAAATGCGTAAGCACTCGCATATGCTTTCGGTAATGCCCTGTTATGATCGTTCTTTTCGAGCATTTTTCCGGCCTGTTCAGGTGTGATGTTTACAATTCCGGCTTTTATGCCATGTCCTAAATCTTTTAATAATTCGTGTTTCATGTTTAATTGTATTATGTGAATAAATGATTATTTTGATTTAAAACCAATCCCAGACCACAACCACGAGGCCCGGAATTGGTGGATTACATGTTAAAACATTTCTTTTTGATTATTTTCAAACCTATTCTTAACGCCGATCATGTTTTTAATAGTTTGGTTGTAATAACTTTCTTTTAATTCTATTCCTTTCGCTTTGCGCCCCATGCTGACAGGGCTGTAAATCTCAGAACCAACCCCCATAAATGGAGTCAATATGACCTCACCCGGATTTGAATATAACTCTACAATCCTATCAATGACATCTAATTGTAACGGGTGAACGTGCTTTTCGTCATCCCCTTCTCTAGCTGGTTTAAATTCCAACACATTCCGGTTCCTGATATCATCCCAAACGGATGAGGCGTAACGCTGCCAAATGATATGAGCTTTTTTGTTTGTCTTATGGTCAGCCCATTGTTTGTATTTTATCAGTATATGATCCCATGAGCCATATTTACGCTCCATTTCCGGGAGCAATGGAGTTGACCCGGCATAATAATCTAACCCGGTTTTGTGAGTCACAGGTATTTTATTTTCCCCGCCTTTTCTAAAAATTAAAACATAGTCAGGTATTGCAGTATAACACTTAGTTGAGTCCTCTACAATCTGCTTATGCTTAAGGCTATTTACCATAGTCCTAGTTCTGACCTCTAACGGTTCCTTCCATATCGTTATCCTATTGTTGTAAGAAAAACCATATTTCAAATGAAGCTTAATAATCTCATGTGGAAAGTCCCACAATGTGTGAGCTGTTGTATGTGTAATTACATCAGAACAATGTACCGCCGTTATCCTGCCGGGTTTTGTTACCCTCGCTACCTCTTTAATCAAAAATTCAAATTGTTGCAAAAACTGCTCTTTTGATTCACAGTTCGAAAAGTCATTTTCACTTGAACTGTATTGGTAAAGCCCGGCGAATGGTGGGGAGTAAACCGAAAGGTCAATACTTTCCTTTTCTAGTTCTGGTAAAACGTGCATGCAATCTCCGTTATACAGTGAATAATTTTCTGTATGATCTTGGTTAATAACCTTCATAATTAAATAAATTTAGGCGTTAATATTTCTTTTTCAAATTTGATTTTCTCAACCTTTAATCCTTTGTTTAATGTCGTATTTAAACTGTCAAATAACTGTATTGCTTTTTCTGTTTTTAACAAAAGCGCATCAATAACCCGCTTTTGACCGTCTGATAAAACAAGATCAGCGTAAACAGGTTTTGTTTGCCCAAACCGCCAAAATCTTCTTATTGCTTGATAGTACTGCTCATAACTCCATGTTGGGAAATAAACAGTATGGTTACAGTGCTGCCAGTTTAGACCGAACGAAGTCATTTTTGGTTTCGTGATCAGCTTTTTTATTTCACCATTACCGAACGCTAATAAAAGTTCCTCCTTTTTTTCAAGTGGCATTGATCCTTTTATCTGGAACGCGTCCTTATCAAGTTTTTGCAGTAAATCACCTTCATCATTGAAATTACACCAATAAACAGAAATATCATGACTTTCTGCTAATTCAACTGCTTTATTGCATCTATTTTCAATTGTTAGCTTTTGCTCTATCCTGACTTCTGTCATTGTTTTTGCCACTATTCCAAACATCATTATCTGACCATCAATAACCCAATTTTTATCATTCCTTACATAGTTATGATTTAGTATTAATTCAGGTAAAATAAATTTAGTATCATCAAATCCCAGGTCAGAAGGTTTCCGCATTGAGATCGACCAACCAGATACCCACTTGAAAAAGTCATTTTTTGCATGTGGTTTAAGGTACCACTTTGTCGCAATCTCTTGCGGCCTTATGTTGTTTTCATTGTTAGCAAAAAACCTGCTTAACATTTCCATATAACCCAACTCTCCCAACGCTTCCGAACTTGTGCCCAATTCAATAAAGTCGTTAGGACTTGGTGTCGCTGTAAATAGAAATCTGTACTTTACTTTTTTAAGAAATGTAGTTACATGATTTTTTATTGCGCCTTTGAAGTTTTTTAAAATACTGCTCTCATCTAGTATAACGCAATCAAAATCATCATGATTAAATTTATCCAAACGCTCATAATTGCAGATCACAATATCAGTATTATATTTGCCATCTTTTGAATACATTATTGACGCATCCAAATTGAATTTTTCGGCCTCCTTGATGAACTGGAATGCAACGGCTAAAGGTGTTATTATCAGTACTGGCTTATTCGTGTGCCTCCGATAGTTCACAGCTGTTGTAAGCTCAATTATTGTCTTACCTAATCCAGTGTCAAGGAATACAGCGCACCGACCTTTTTTTATAGCATATTCTGATACATATTCTTGGAAGTCAAATAATTTATCAGGTAGATATTTAATTTCAATTCCATGGTTGATCGATGAGTGCTGTTTCGATTTTAAAAATTCCTTATAATCCATCCGTATAAATTTTAATTAGTCAATAAGCAAATGTAACAAATTACCTGTTGTGTGAATGTTAAAAATAGTTAAAACTCAGTTGTAGCAATCAAATCAATTGAGTCGTTTAGGTCCGCGTATTCAGCAAATGTATTGAGTATCTTATACCCGCATGAATAGTCATCTTCGTTATAATCTTCATCCGATTCAGGTTCACTTTCATTAATATCTAAAATGTAATGATTGCCCCAATACTTTTTAGGAACTATCGAAACCTTGACATTATTCAAATCTCCGCATTCAGTAAAACTGATTAAGTTGGTGCAATTGATCTTCGTCTGTAATCATTTGTAAGTACTTGCCTTTCACGCACACCTTATAGGCTTTCTTAGTGCTTAATATCTTATTATAAATATCACCACCTTCGTTTGTCCATCCGTTCTGCAATGTTATATTTCCAAGTCTCCACATACTGTTATTAAGTCGCTTAAATCCGTTCAGCTCAATAATTTCATTTGTTAATTTCATCGCTTCAAATGTTTATAGTTTAAATAATTCCCTTCGCTGTCAACTTCATCCTCCCTGTAATCAATCAGGTAGCGGTATTCATATTTTGTCAATTCCTTGCCCCATATCGGTATATTGGTATTGATTACTTTTTCGTTCACCTGGTAGATTCCTGGTGATATTGTTTTGATTTTCATTAGTATAAATTTTTAATAACCTGTTCATAAACAAAATCCCGATCTTCATTCAAACCATTCAATTGTGTTTCATCCATTGGCACCCCGTCAAGATCGGCAGCTGATATGAAGGCATCGACGAAATCCGGGGCATCGTTTGTATTGATGTCATCTATTTGGATGTTATCTATCATTATCCGTTCTCCTTTATTAGTTCGTTTTGTTTTTCCAGATCATTTACAATTCCTTTAAGTGAATAAATTAAACACTTATCTACTGTTCCGTCAAGTTTAGTTATTTCTTCTAATATCATACTGTTATAGCCCGTAACTAACAATTCAATAATATTGGCCGGCTTACCGTTCGATCCTCCATAATGTTTTAAAGTAAGTATCATTTCCTACCCTCCCTTTGGAATCTCTGGTGTAACTTTTCCCTGTATATCTTGCTGTTCTTTCGTTTGATTGACATAGCACGATTAAATATTAACAGCGTAATAATTATGACGGCTATTCCGATTAGGTATGTCATAATTCACTGATTAATTTAGTTACTAACTTATCCAATTGAATACACCTATCTAACATATCAGCCTGATAATCATTATCGGCTGCAATCCGGTAAACCTTCGCTTTTAAGTGGTCAGGAAATTCAGGATTAAATGTCATAAAGTCACACCATGTGCAGGTGGTAACCATCATTTGAAACTGCACCTGAGCAAAATATTTCGGTGGTATTCCGTTCTGTAAGTATTCAAGATGTGCCTTCGGTTGAGGGCTTTTAATCTCCAACAAACCCCTGTTACGATCTTCCATTACCATCCCGTCAGGAGTACACCCGATGAAATCAAATTCAGGATGGATTATAAATCCGGGTAACTTAACCTTAATATTTCTCGATTTCGCGTAAATCAATCTTGCATCAGGTTCCCGTTCCAATCCTTGTTCCATTTGCCAGGTAGTGAAATCAGGCGGCTCAACCCCAAGTCGCTCCAATACTAACTCATTTGCATAGGTCTTGGCCATTTGTCCGAATAGTTCCGGGCCTTTGCCTTTTGCCATAATGTCATAGCCTTTACTTGCCGTGATTCGGCCTGATCTTTTTGGTGATAGTTCTGTCATACTGTTACATTTTTATAGTTTCCTTTAATCCTGATTGCCTCCACCTGCTGACCAAACGCTGAAACCGTCTGTGTCG